ACAAACGGGCTTGACAGGGGGTTGACACCCGTGCTATAGTAGCGAAGCACTGAACAGGACACCCATGAAAGGCATCATCGATTACGGCGACGACGGCGTGGTTCCGATGATTGATTCGGAGGACGTTGGCGACGTGGTTGACAGCATCCTTGAATACGTGGAAGCACGTTTTGAGATTCTTGACAAGCAAGATCGTCACGCTGACATCTTTGCACTCTGTCAAGAGTTTCATGAGTGGGGTACTGCAGAAGATGGAGATGAACTCTCCTATTTTGTCTGCCCCTCGTTTGAATAATCCTATATAATGTAAACAGGACAGAACAATGACCACGCCAAACTGGCAACATCATTCCAAAAAAGATGCCAAACGTACTCTGAAACCACAGATGTTGCGTCAGGCAAAAGCTCGCAAACAAGCATTAAAGCGTCAACTGGAGGTTATCAAATGACCCATTACGATAAACTCATCGATTCTATTACAGAAGAAATGTGGTATCTGTGGAGTGAAAATACTTCAGAATGGAATGAAGTTGCTGCCAAAGAAAAGGCACATAAAATCCTTACAATGGTTGAAGAGTTCCAAACTAATCGTACACAACTTGGACAATGGAGGGCATCTGATTAATGGCATTATCACAATCGGTTGAAGAATCACTGAACGAAGCATCTGCAGCACTTCGCAATGCACTTGCATATGCTGCACGACAAGAACGACCAGTAGTTTGTACTGGAATTTCTGAACTTCTGTGCCGTATTGATCAAATGAAATCATTTGATGGTATTCTTGATAAACTTGACGAGATGGCAAAAGATGGCCCTTTTAAAAATCAATAAAGCAGCACTTTATGAAGTGCCAGTCAAAACAACCCCAGAGAATGTCAAAGAGGCAAACGAGGGGTTATTTAATTGCACTATGACTCTGCCTGCAGCAGCAAAACATTGTGGTATGACACACAAGGAGATGAAACTCACTTTCTTTGAATATCTCAAATATCATCCAGCAACCTATGTAAGCGAACCACAACACAATAGTGACTGATTACGGCAACGAACGTCTCAATCAAATATATAGAGACACATGGCCTAATTTAGGGTGGGCAAGACGTATGGAAATCAGAGCAGGCGATACTGTAAAGTATCTTGGTTGTTCCAAAGAGCAAGTAGCATGGGGCAATAATGATGATCCTAACGGTATATTAATTGTAGGTGACAAATATCATGTAGAGCACGTATATGTGCATTCACAACACACCAAAATAGAATTACGTGGTGTATTACGCAAAAAATTCAACTCAGTATGTTTTGAAAAAGTATAAGTATGAAAACACTATCTGATGAAGATTGGCAAAAAATTGAGGTTGCCATTCAAACTATTGAACAACCACTAAATCCAGATTTTTGTACAATTGAAGGTATTCAATCTCAAATTGATAGTAAAGAAATAGGAGAATCTGTCTTTTACTTAGAACAAAATGCTCCATTTGAACTGGATGAGGAAGGTAAACCTAAAGCACAATTTAATGAGAATGGTGAAAATATTCCTTTGTTCTATATAAACGAATGCATTATTATTGAAAAATGACACACGAGGAAATGCTTGAAGAAGCAGCAAAACGAGAAGAAGAAAACACACCATTTTATCGCTTCTTTGCCGTAGAATATTTTGGCACTGGTGAAGGTATCAGTTATTGGTTAAAAATCTGTCGTAACTATGAATTATACGATGGTAAAGATTATGACATGGAAAGATTCAAAGAGTTTATTGGTTGTGACCATTACTTTGCTGGCATTGATGAGTTGACAGAAGAGGAATTTGTGGTAAGATATGCTAACCTTATTCCTTCCCACATCACCAAGATGCTTACAAACCGAGACCAACCTTGCCTTGATTGGGAAACACACTTTCATGTAAACTATTCATAATGACTGACAAAGAACTTTATAACCCTGATGAGTTTCTGCTTGATAACATCAAATCATATCACTATGAGGTGATGGATGAAGGGCATCATGTGTGGATGGCATTCTATATGGAGAATGGTAGCACAGGGCACTTGAATATTTTTCTGAATGATGGTAGAATCCAAACACGCTACGAGGAATGGCATGACGAGCAACCCGCTAAAACTGAATGAAGAGGCACCAGCGTTTTCTTATACGTTGGCAGAGTTATTCAATGTGATTATGTGCATCATTGCACATCCACACAAAACACTCACAGAGCATGACAAAGCTCGTGCTATGGCGGTATTTCTGACCTTTGCTGATTACCTTGATAACTACACTGAGAGTGATAATAATCATGGTCATCTCATCTACGAGTCGGACTCTACCGATTTTGAGGGATATGTGCTACAGTTGCTAGGTAAAAACAAACCGTTTGATTTCTTCAAACCTGACGTTGAAAAGATTCTTAAATCATGGAAAGGCGATGAGAAACATTGATTACTATCGTGCTGTATTACTTGGCGCAGTGATGGGAATGTCATTCCTGTCACTATTCTATATGGTAAATGTAGCGTTAGACACTAAAGAACCAGAGCCTCCCAAGAGTAAGTTTGAGGTTGTGGATAAGTATAAAAATTGTGATTTACTGCGTTGGACTGACCATCAACTTGCTGAATACAAATACTTTTTGCATTGCCCAAAATGAAACTCTTTGATTACGTCTATTACAACGATTACGGGCACGAATGGTATTTCCAAGTGCTCTCAAAGTATCCTAAGTTTGCACTGATTGATATGGTAGTGCAATGGGATGAGTTTCCTGCTACCGAATGGTTGCCATGTATTCTGTTAGGTATTGGCCCACATGATTTATTTGGTTTCTCAATCCGATACAAGTGGTTTGAGATTCGTTTTGCATTATTACATTTCAAACCACGCAACTTAGAATGGTATCGCACAGGAGATAGATATGAATCCATTGATTGAAAAGTTTGAAGAAGTATATGGCAAGAAACCTAAAGAAGGTGGAATGATTGAGCAGCTTGCTGGTGCTGAAGGGCAAGATGTGATTAGTTTCGGTGGTGATACTGTCATTCCAACAGCACAGAAGATGCCTGGTGGTGGTATTAATCTGACTGGTGATTATATTGATAGCAGTGTGCTGAATCTCAATCCAGCGTATATTTCCAATGGTATCACCTGCGTCAATACAAATACACTTACAACATATACGAGAGCAGTTTCAGTTCCTCATCAGACACCAGTAGAGCAACAATTTTTTAAAGTATTAGAAGATGTTGGTAAGGGCAGGGCAACTGTATCTGAAATTAGAGCAGAAATAGATCCAACATTTACTGGATTTGGTGGGCAGATTCGCTACACTGTTGAGATTGTTGGTACATATCCGTGACTTTGCCACCAGTTATAGTTGAAATTGTTATTCTTATTGCACTTGAGGTATGGTTATGGTTGTTTCTAACGACTCCCCGCCAATGATTATCTTTTCACAAACATGTGATAAAGATTATGATCGTCACACATATAAAATTCATATGGAAAGTGGTAAAGTTATTTCCTGCGAATGGTATGAACAAGTGTACGCTCAGTGGTTCTCATCTCCATTTTGTAAGTACGTTGAAGTTATAGATAAAAAGCAACGTAAAGGATTCAAATGAATAAGAGTGATAAGGATAAGTTATACATCACATTATTTTTACTAATCCTTTTCCTGCTTGACATGGGCGTGGTGGCTGGTGTATTATTACATGGTAAAGCAAACTTCCCTGAGCTGCTCAAGCATCTGAAGTCATGAAACGAGTCACAGTCAAACCTAAATCTAGCAAGGCAAAGAATCGCCTCGCCAATTCTATGGATGGTAATCCCATCTGTATTGTAGAGCAAGACAAAGGTGATGGTATGCTGTTTCTCGCCAGTGAGAATCAGAAATACTTCTTCTGGGTGAATGTAAGCAATGATTGTCATTGGGAAACTGAATGGGAGGTGCTATGAAACCTAAAATCCGTGTGCTACTTGAGTTAGCTATTGAAGAAGGTGTGCGTCGTGGTTATTCACGGGCACACAAACATGTAGAGAATCCTACTGAAGGTGCTATCATTGAGCATATTGAAGAGGCAGTGATGTCTCAAATCTACGAATACTTTACTTTTGATGAGGAGGATTTCTGATGCTTGCTGGTCTAATGTGTGGTATTGCCACATTCTATGGAATGGGTGATGGATTTCATGGTAATCGAACTGCAAACGGAGAACGTTTTGATGCTTATCGTTGGACTGCTGCTCATCCTTACCTGCCTATGGGAACTAAAATTCGTGTCACCAACCAAGACAATCTCAAGCAAGTAATTGTACGGGTGAATGATCGTGGTCCATATTCTCATGCTGACATTGATCTTAGCTATGCTGCTTTTGCCCATATTTCTTCTACGTCTAAGGGTAATGCTACTGTATGTTGGAGAGTAGTCGGATGATTTCTCTTACTGTTGGTTGTATTCTTGCTGGATGTTTGCAGGATGTTCCTGTCTACGTTGGCAATCATCCAATACGTTACCATTTGTCAACACTCCACAAACCAAAGGTTGACAAATCCAAATTTTCATGCTACGTTAACGGAGAGTTTTACACATCATGTCCAAACTGATCGCCATTCTTTCTCTTTTTATTGCTGCTCCTGCATTTGCAACGCCCGAGCAACAGTATCGTCCGTTTCGTTATGAAACTCCTTGCATGTTGGAACAAGGCATTCAAACCTACCCTGACACCTGTGTGGTGATTGAAACCCGTGAAAAGGGTGGAGCACTTCGCACTCGCAACATTTTCTCTAACAAACATGGATTGACTATCAAAGGTCGTTTTGATAAGGAGCAAGGGTATATGACTTGGGATAGTTATAACAAGTTTGAGTATAAATGGGATTATAAGGTTGGTGGGAGCAATGATCTGGGTGCTTGGACTTATGTGATGCCTGGCTTCCTTGTTCAAAACGTTTCTTGGGATTGATTATTATGTCTGGTGGTCATTTTGGTGACTGTGGTTACGATTACTACAAGGTATCACAGTTTGCTGATGAGTTGGAATTAGCGATTGTGAATAATAATAAAGTAGATGAATATGGATACAAACATAACTATGACCCCGATGTGATTGATTACCTTGAAGCACAGATACCCAAGATGCGTAAGATGGCAGAGATTATGAGACACATTGATTATCTGTATTCTGGTGATATTGGTGATGATGGTTTTCTGTTGCGTGTGAAAGAAGTGGAGGCAAAGTATGACTGAAGAACAAATTGAACTGCTACGTCATCTTATCAAGCAAGAGATTGATGCTGCCCAAATTGATGGTATGGAACACGGTGCATGGGGATGGGCGGATAAACAACTGGAAGAAGGGTGGAAATGTTTTATAGATAGTTTTAACCATACAACTATTCTGGGTGACAAATAATGGGCATGTTCGATTACCTTCGCTCATCGTATGATTTGGGCGAGCAGTTCACTAATGTAGTGTGCCAGACCAAAGATATCGAAGATGGTATTGGTGGCACAATGACTGACTACTGGTTAGATCCCAGTGGTTATTTGTGGTGTCCAAGTTATACTGGGACACATACCCTTGAAGAAATCACAGAAGAAGATGACCGATATAATGATAAAGCAAAGTTTCTAAATTTTGAATGGATACCAACAGGCATCCACGGAAAGTTTCGACCACATCTTATCACAAGATATATCGAAATCTACCCTGCCGAATGGTCAGGGAAATGGGAGGATTGGCCTCGCTTGCGCTTACACTTCAGATATGGTAAACTACAAGATTACGAAGACGTTACAGGACGATGATTGGTATTATTAAAATGATTGTGAAATCCACCCTCGCCACGATTCGCTGGGGTGCTCTCACTGAAGCAGACGAAAAACTAGTATGGGATGCACCGCTTGACAAACTTCTCAAAGCATCCTATATTAGACGCACACCCAAATCACCACACAACATTGTGACACTAGAATGACTTTACACAAGTTTGTCTATGAATATGAGGGCAACACCTTTCTAGGTGAGCGTTACCCTCAACAAAAGATGGTCATTGAATCTAAATGCGATGACCTTGACGCCCACGAGATTCTATCTCTTTTCAAATCCTACATGTTAGCCTGTGGTTATGCCGAAAAAAGCTTCTACGACGCCTGCGAAACAGCGGCAGACGAAAACAACCCCTATCGTAGCAAAGGTGGAAACCGACACGAAATGGGAGAAATTAAGTGGCGTGAAGAAATCTCCCCAACCTACGAAGAAACGCTCCGCCACAACATCGACAAAGCAAAAGCAAGAGACGAGTTCCGAGACATGCTCTCTTAAATATAGCAGCGATGATTCTAAGTTTCCTCACTATGGTTTTCCAATTCGTTTAGAATACAAGGAAGGAAACGACAAGAAAACTTGCTGGTTTCAATGCTACGACCATTACATCAAACACATCACCAGATACAAAGTAACACAGTATGAAGCAACTACGAATGATATGGCGCTGGTGGGCGAAGTCACTGGGGCAAAAGGCAAGCGATTGCGATAACGAAGCAGATAAAGTTGCTATCATTCGCACCTTTATCTTTGCTACATATCTTGTCACTAACGCTTTTATTGTAGCAGGCGTGGCAAGACACTGGAATGACCAACAAATTATTACCATTGAGATCCATGAAAATTCAAACAATCCCCAAAACTCATACACAGAAAGATGGGACAATCTGGGAATGGGTAGAGACACCCGAGTTGAGAACATATATCACACAGCAACAATCCAAAATCGCACTGGAGAATTTGAATGAACCCCCAAAACGAACACCCCGAGATAGCTGAAGTTGACTGGATTGATGATGCATTTCGTGTCTACAAAACTAAGTATGGTTTGTGGCACAGTGCAGCAAAAGATGGCGAAGAATTAGTTACTGCTCAAACAGAAGAGCACTGTATTAGTGGCACTCGCTTCTATCTGAAAGGCAGACAAGAAGGATGGAGTGAAGAAAATAGTAGAGTTGTGAATGATGGAAAAGTCGGCGGAAAACTCTAATTATCCATACCATGTGCTAGATCCGTCTACGCCATGGTATGAGTTTCTACAATATTGTGAAATCTGTCATCAGCTGGGAGTCCAAGACCAACCCAGCGTTGGCAGATTTAACGCATATCGTAGATATTTGAAATATATTGGAATTTTGTAACAAAACGTTACACAAAGAAAAAGAAAATATTAAAAAATCCCCATTTTTGAGGATTTCAAGATAATATACTATGGTAATCGCAAAGAATTCATGACTTATTCCAATTCTCCAAATGCACAACTTACAGATGAAGAATGGAAAGAACTGGTTGCCCTGAAACAACAAATCAATCAAAATCCTGCTGCTGTACACCCCGAAAAGATGGAATTATTTACTGAATTGCTTGTACGTTCTTGGGACGCAAAGTGTGATCCCCCTGACACAAATGTGTGGCGCAGTGGTCACCCGCTGGAGGAATGATGAATACCGAAGATTACTTGCAATTTCTTGAGAATCGTGTTAAAATCTTAGAACAAGAAAACATCGAGACAACCAATGCATTGTACGAGATTGAAAATCGTTTGCAAGCACAAATCGATGCGTTAATTAATTATACTATGCAACTGAAAGATTGGGAGGAACCTAACGATGTCTACTGATTCTCTTGTAGTAACAGAAAAAGAAGATGGTACATTTGAGATTGGTTGGGATCCAAATGATCCCAAATATTCCTTTCTAAATGATATGTCGCAAGAAGAACTAAATGCTTACTTCACTCGTGCTCTGGAGGAGTATATCAAGGAGATAGAAAATGAATCCAACAATTCAGGATCTTAAATATATGTCACAATATACTGATGATGAACTGATTCAAATGGAATTCAACGCTATTAAGAAAGAACGTGATTCTTGGCGTCGTAACTTTGAAGAACTCAAAATTAAATACGAAGAACTGCAAAATCTATTTGTTGAGACCGATGATGAACTCAACGAGTATCGTGAAAAGTTCGTGAATGAAGCTATTCAACACGAATATCTGAAGAATGATTATGAATATATTCTGCGTGATATTGGCGAACTTAAGGCACGCTTATCGGTCGTAGAAGCAATGATAAGAGACGCTAATCTATAAACCCCTTGACCGCCGCCGCGATCCCTGCTATATTACATAGGTAATCGAGAGACGCCCCGTGCAACTTTCAACCTTCTCCAAGATCGACGGCAATCCTTCGATGGTTGTTGATTACTACCCCGTAAAACTCAGCACTCGTCACATGTTCAAGGTGCTCAAGTTTCGTGGTGTTGATGCTATGTCTTACAAGTGCATCACCAAGCGTGAGTTTGAGCGTGAAATGAATGAGCGCATTGGTATGGGTTGGGAAGTGACTGGTTTCAACACTGAAATCAAAAATGTTAATCCTATGGCAGGTGCTTGCTGATGGATGTAGTTAATCTTTCTCTTCTCGCCACCTTCATTCTTTTAGTTGGTGGCATTGTATTTTTCTTCAAAGCAATCTATCGTTAATCATGACTCCTGACACTTACTCTTTCAACGGTGTTGCTGTTACCTTCCTTGGTATGGTTGGTGTTGCTTCGACGCTGCTTATTGTTGTTACTGCTTTCCGTCGCTACTACAACTCTCCTCTTCGCAAATGACTTATCTCGTTAAACTCTACGTTGGTGGCAAAACTTGGGATGAAGAAGTGATTGCCACCAATCCACAAGATGCTCGTGAAACTGCACTTGCTCGCAATCCCAAAGCAAAAGTTATCGGTGTTAATGTAAAGTTCTGATCCATAAGAAACGCTGATCGTTCAAGGGGTTGACTCCCCACCCATTTCACCCTATACTAACTTCAGTTCAAACAAACACATGGCAACTCGCTCTCGCATTGGCATCCAACTCGCTGACGAATTCATTCTGTCTGTGTATCATCATTGGGATGGTTATCCTGAGTGGTTGGGTCGTATTCTCAAAACTCACTATAACACCCGCGATAAAGTTGCAGAACTGATTGATGGTGGTGACATGAGCACCTGCTGGAATGACAACAACGAACCCGAGTATTATTCTGCTCGTGGTGAGAATTGCAATCCACGCCTTGATGCAAACAAGTATGATTATCTTGCTGAGGGTGAAGAGTATGCTTACATCTACACTCTGAAAGGTGAATGGGTGTGCTACGACCGTCACCAGTGGGGTGAGAAAATGCCCGAGGTGGTAGCTATTCCTGATGGTGCGCTTGCCTGCTGATAAGCAACACTGATGGGTCAGACGCTTGACACCTGACCCAAACCACCCTATACTACTAAGGTAATCAACGGAATGAGCGTGAACTACTTCAACACTGACATTGTTCGCAACCATGACCAACTGATGTATCTGAACAATAGCATGGCAGAGTGCTATGATTTCTGTCTGAGTGTTGCTGAATGCTTCGACAACGCTGCTGATAAAGCGTGGTGGTATGACCAAAAGCAAGGTCATATTTGCTACGACGTTTGATTTTTTCCTGAACACTTCGCTTTCTTAATTATGACTAACGAACTGATGGTTTCCATGCTGCGTAAGGGTAACACTGGCGCAGAAATTCTCAACATCCTTGATGCTATTGCTGGTGTTGATGAAGAGAAAGAAACTGTGATTGCTGCTATCATGCCGAGTGCTGGTATGATTCTCAACCACAAGGGTGAAGAAGTGGTATTCTGATCACTTATCACATCGATAAGAAACACTAATAGCAGGGGTCTTGACGCCCCTGCTTTTTCATGCCATAATACATTCATACAAACGCACCCGACATGAAACTGCGCCCCCACCAACAGACCGCTCTCGACGCGATGCTGACTGCCTCTCACGGCGCCGTGCTGGTGCCTACGGGCGGTGGCAAGACTCTGATTGCCATCATGGATCTGCAGCGCCGTCTGAGCGCCTCTCAGCGTGGTCTGACGGCGGTTGTGGTTTGCCCTCGCCTGCTGCTGGTCAACCAACTGTGTGAAGAATACCTGCAGGTGATTGACACCAAGAACGTTCATATCATGCACGTTCATAGTGGCGACACGCACCACTTCAGCACCACCAAACCAGATAAGATTGCTCTGTTCAATGGTGTTGCTCGTGCCGCTGGTGAATCTTGCATTATCTTCACCACCTATCACTCGCTGCATCAAATCGTTGATGCTGGTGTTGACATCGATGTAGCATACTTTGATGAGGCACATAATGCTACCAGCAAGCAGTTCTTTCCTAAAACTGCTATGGTTTCG